CTATCGTTCATTTACGCGTTTCTGTTCAACTCCCGCCGGAACCCCCAGAACACCGGCCAGCGACGGAAACTCTCCGGCGAGTTGGCTCCAAAACGCCGCCATCGTGTCTGGCGGGACTGACCGCTCCATCACATTGAGCACCGCTTGCAGCGCCCGCAGGTTGTTGACCTGCTCGTTCGACACTTGGTCAATCAGGGCCAGGTAGTTGGCGTATTCAACAACCTGCTCACGCCGGGGCTGTGACAAGCGCGCCATGATGCGTTCCGCCTTGCCGCCGATGCCCCCGGCCGCCAGTTCCTCTTCGATCCCCTCTGCCGACAATTGATTGTCAGTCAACCCCAGCAGATAGTCAGTGCTGGTGTCAAAAACCTGTGCTAATCCTACCAACAGATCGATCGACGGCAACCGCCGTCCAGCTTCGATGTGCCCGATCTGCCCCTGCCCCACGGTAACGCCCAGTGCGACCAGCCGCTCGGCGACGTCGTCCTGCGTCCAATTCTGCTCTTTCCTCAGTCCCCGCAATCGATTCCCGAGTGTATTTATCTCCATATATCCCAACATAACCCCAATGTTATCCCAAGCCGACCCGCAGTAGGATTTCTCCCGCATCTTTGTACCCTGCCCCTACTAATGGTATTGACACTGCATCAGAACGGGTGTATCCTACTTTAAGTAGCAAAACACTTCCTTGAGTAGGAGAAACCCATGAAGAAACGCGCCGCCCTGTCCGTGGGCGAAACCCTGCGGACGCTGCGAGAAGAACGCAAGATGACGCAAGAAGAACTGGGTAACCGCGCCGGGGTGGGGCAGGCCATGATCGGTCATGTCGAAACAGGCCGCCGCCAACTCACTCTGTCCACTGCGGTACGGATTGCCCGCGCCCTGGATGTGTCAGTCGACGAGTTGGCCGCCGCTGAGTACACCGAGGCCGACGAACTGCAAACCGCTTAGTTCCCCCCTCGCTTCCAGGCTAGCACCTGGTCTGCGAGTCATCAACCCATCTGCTGTCAACCTGTCGTGAACTTGTCTCAGAAAGGACAACAACAACATGGACGCCATCGTCGAGATGTTCGCACTCAGGACCCTACTGCTCGTTGTGCTGGTCATCTACGGCTACGCACACGGGCGCTTTGTGGCCTGGGTTTGGGTCAACCACGAACATCTTCTTATTCCTGCACTGCTGTTTGTTAGCCCCATCGGGGTCAGCGTCTGCCTCCTGGCCGCCGTGCCCTTCATCGGCTGGGCAGCCGCCTTGACCGTGGTGGTGGCAATGGCCGCCGGCTTTTCGCCCGTCGCCTTTATCGTGTGGCGCGCGGTGTTCCGCAAGAACACGGGAGGTCTCGGATGAACAACCGTCGCTTAGTCGGAGGCTATGTCTGGCAAGAGAAGCTAGACGAGATACGGCAACTCAGTGAGGCGGTCAACAGCGGTCTCATCCTCCTGAGCAAGCAGGCGCGGACGCTAGAAACCGCCAACCAAATCACGCAGCTAGTCGCACGGACTTCGCAGATCTCGGTTAAGGCCATGGAACTCAAGGAGTATCGACCATGAACACCATGCAGATGCCCCTGCTCGAAAACATTCGACAGACCACCGAGCCGAAGGTCTGTCGGTCCGCCACGATTCAAGAACGCTTTGAATCCTTCCATCGCGCCAATCCCCATGTCTATGCGGCGCTCCGCTCCCTTGCCTTTCAGATGCTGGGCAATGGCGTGCGCCAGTATGGGATCAAGGGTCTCTTCGAGATTTTGCGCTGGCAGTTTGCCCTCCAGACGCAAGGCGAACCGTTCCGCCTCTCCAACGACTTCACCAGCCGCTATGCCCGGCTCTTAGTGCAGAACAACCCGGAGCTTGATGGATTCTTCGAGTTGCGCGGGCTGAGGAGCGCATGATGCTCGAACTCATCCTATTTACCCTTTTGGCCTGCGCGCTGGCGTGGCTGTGTATGAGGATGCCGACATGAATGAACGAAGCTCTGCCTATCAGAAGTTTCTCCTGGACAAGGTGCAAGCCACGGGACAGACCGGCTTCTCGGTCAACGCTGAGGAGATGCACCCCTCGCTGATGCCTCATCAACGGGACATGGTGCGGTGGGCAGCCCAGCGGGGCAAGGCGCTGATTGCCGCCTCCTTTGGCTTAGGCAAGACCCGCCTGCAGATCGAACTGTTGCGCCATGCCCATCAGCACACGGGGCGGCCAGTCCTGGTGGTCTGCCCACTGGGGGTCAAGCATCAGTTCGTCACCGAGGATGGTGCGGCGATGGGCGTGACATTTGTCTATGTCCGCAACGATGCGGAGGTGCTCGCTGCGGACACGCCCTATCTCATCACCAACTATGAGCGGGTGCGCGACGGCAACATCGGCGCCGAAACGCTGGGCCGCCTGGGTGCGGTGACGCTTGACGAAGGGGCCATCCTCGGCAACCTGGGCACAAAGACGCAAGACCAGTTCAACATGCTTCTGGCGGAGATCCCCTATCGCTGGGTCGCCACGGCAACCCCGGCCCCCAACGACTATCGGCAGATGATTTACTTTGCCGACTTCCTGGACGTGATGGATGCAGGGCAGGCGCTGACCCGCTTCTTCGGCCGTAATCCCGACAAGGCCGGGGATCTCCAACTCATGCCCCACATGGAAAAGGACTTCTGGCTGTGGGTCGCATCGTGGGCACTCTTCGTCGATAAGCCCAGCGACTTAGGCTATGACGATACCGGCTATGTCATGCCGGAGCTTGAGATTCACTGGCATCGCATCGCCGCCGACCATGCCAAAGCCTGGGAGATGACCGACCAAAATGGGCAGCGGTTCTTGCTCAAGGACACGGCCGCCGGCGTCACGCAGGCGATGAAGGAGAAACGGGACAGCCTCGCGGCACGCATTCAGCAGGCGCTGGCAATCGTCGACCGCGAACCCACGGCCCAGATGGTTATCTGGTGCAATCTGAACGATGAACAGAGCGCCTTAGAGCGGGGTCTGAAAGCCCGTGGCGTCACCTACGCCTCGGTGCATGGGTCGCTCGAACCAGAGGAACAGGAGGCACGGCTCTACACCTGGAAGCATCAAGAGGCGCGCGTCCTGGTCGCCAAGCCTTCCATGCTGGGCAGTGGAGTGAACCTCCAACAGGCGCACATCGCCATCTATGCCGGACTTGACTTCAAGTTCCGTGACTTCATCCAGTCGGTGCATCGGCTCCAACGCTACGGCCAGACGCACACGGTCCAACTGCACGGCATCCACACCGACGCCGAAGATCATGTGGTCGACATCCTGCTCGGCAAGTGGCGGCAGCATGACGCGATGGTGGCCCGGATGCGCGCCATTGTGCAGGAGTATGGCCTGACCAACGAGGCATTAGTCTCGGAGATGCGCCGTGCGCTCGGGGTGACACGCCAGGAGCGGCGCGGCCGCTACTGGACGGCCATCAACAATGACTGTGTGCTCGAAACGATGCAGATGCCGGACAACTCGGTCGACGAGATCGTGACCAGCATTCCCTTTGGCAACCATTATGAGTATGTCGCCAGCCTGAATGACTTCGGCCACAATCCCTCAGACTCCGACTTCTGGCAGCAGATGGACTTCCTTATTCCCGAGCTGCTGCGCGTGCTCAAGCCCGGCCGCATGGCCTGCATCCATGCCAAAGACCGGCTGCTCTACGGCCATCAAACCCACCACGGCATGATGGAGGTCGACTACTTCACCCACGATTGCGCCCGCGCCTTTCGCAAGCATGGCTTTGTCGCCTATGGCGAAATCTTCATCCCCACCGATGTGGTGCGCGAGAACAATTCGACCAACCGGCTCGGCTGGACTGAGAACTGCAAGGACTCGTCCAAGATGGGCGTGGGGCTGTCGGAAAAGGTGCTGCTCTTCCGCAAACCCCAGACCGACAAAAGCCGCTCCTATGCCGATGAACCGGTGCGCAAGGACAAGAAAGCTTACAGCCGCGGGCGCTGGCAAATCGACGCCCACAGCCTCTGGCGCTCCAATGGCCTTGCCCTGCAAACCCCGGCCGACAATCCCGACCTCCTGCAATCCATGGACGGGAGCCAGGTCTTCAACTGGTATCGCGACTGGTCCAAAGCGAACCCTTACGACTATCACCAGCATGTGGCCTTCAATGAGGCGATGGGCGAACGGCTGCCCGCCAAGTTCATGCTCATGCCGCCCCAAGCGCCGGAAGGGTATGAAGAATCGGTATGGACCGATGTGCTGTTCTTCCGCACGCTCAACCTCTCCCAAGCCCGCCGCCGCGTGGAAAAGCACATCTGTCCGTTCCCGCTGGATATCGTCGAGCGGCTGATTGTCCGCTACTCCAACCCCGACGATCTCGTCTTTGACCCATTCAGCGGCATCGGCACGACAGCCTACATGGCGATCAAACTGGGGCGGCGGGCCGTCGGCACGGAGTTAAATGGCACCTACTTCGATGCGTTTGCCCATCACTGCCGCGAGGCGGAGACCGAGCGCCAAGCCCCAACGCTCTTTGCGTTGGATCCCGTGCCGCCGAACGGCAACCAACAGACCCACGCCTGATGCTCACACTGACTCACCATGCGCGCCGGCGCATCCACCAACGCGAAATCACCGATGACGAAATCGCCGGCGCGCTGGCAGGTCGGCTCTATCGCCAGCCGCAAGGCGGCTATTTCTACTACAACCGCGCCACACGCTGTGCCGTGGTCGTGGATGACAACCAACGCTACATCTTGACCGTCTTTCGCCTCACCAAGCACGAGGTAAAAAAACTCACCGGCACTCTACAAAAGGAAACCAACCATGGCCGTCGAATGGACGAAGGCTCCCCAAATCATCCTCGAACTCGCAGAACGCATTATCGAGCAGTATCACCCGCATCTCAAGGACGCCCGCATCGCCTTCATTATGCGCAGCGAAGCGCCCATCACCAACGGAAGCGTGACCTATGGCAAGTGCAAGAAGGTTAGCCCCGAGTCGCAACTGTTTATGGACTTCGACTATGTGATCTGGTTGGCGCTTGACCGCTGGATCACGTTGTCCCCCAAACAGAAGGAGGCGCTGGTTGACCACGAACTCAGCCACTGCCAGTGGGATGGTCTCACCGCCAAGCTCAAGGGGCACGACGTGGAGGAGTTCGCCCACATCATTGAACGCTATGGCTTCTGGTGGCCCCAGTCGGACCAGTTCGAGGCTGCGGTGCAAGCGGCCCTGCCCATCGAAAAGGAACCTCGGCACGGCGGCGTGGGCACGATTGACTTCGGGCGGATTGCACAAGAGGCGGGCGAACGGCTGCGCGCCGAGGGCTTCGATGTCGAGGTGACGCACAAACCGGCAACCTCGCGAGGTCTGTAGCCATGTTCGACCGCCATCTATCTCTCTCCATTGATGCCATCCACAACGAACTGGATCGGCTTTCCTATCTGCGAGGATGGCGGGTCTGGCTGCGCGGTGCCTATCTGCGTTGGAAGCTGCGACGGCTGGAACGGATGCTGCCATGAACACGACACAACCACCGCCTGCCATCGACTTCGGGCATGGCCTCAACGGGGCATATCACATCGCGCCGGAAGACGAAGAGTTGGAGAAGCGCGCCGACCGGCTAATCGGCAAGTGGAAACTCCGCTCTTTGGCCGATGCCTATCAGGAGCGCCCGCCGCTGCAATTCTTGATCGATGGCCTCCTGCCCTGCCCATCGCTCGCGGTCGTCTACGGCGGCCCGGGCAGCCTCAAGTCTATGCTCCTGGCAGACATGGCCGCCGCCATCGTCGCCGGTGCGAAGTGGCTAGACCCGCTGCCCACCAGCGACCGCGAGCCCGGCGTCACCTTCGCGACCTCGCAGGCCGGAGTGCTGTGGATCGACTTTGACAACGGCATCCGGCGCACGGATGAGCGTCTCGAAGCGTTTGCCCGCGGGCGCCAACTTTCGCCCGATGCGCCCATGCACTATGTCTCTATGCCGCAGCCGTGGCTAGACGCAAGCAAGACCCTCATGGTCCAAGAGCTTGCCGAACTGGTCACACATACCGGCGTCCGCATGGTCATCATCGATAACCTCGGTCTCATCACCGGTGACACCGAGGAGAACAGTGGCGAAATGGCGCAGGTGATGGGCAACTTGCGGTGGTTATGCGAAGAGACCAAGACGGCTGTAATCGTAGTGCATCACCAACGCAAGAGCGGCGGCGCTGGGGATAAGGGGATTCGCAAGGGCGAGATGCTGCGTGGGCACTCGTCGATCGAGGCGGCGCTTGACTTGGCCCTGTTGGTCGAGCGCAAGGAAGGTGAGGATTCGGTCGCCGTGATCCCGACGAAGGTGCGCGGCTTTAAGGAATACAACCTGTTCGGCGCGCACTTCACCTATGACCATCGACCCGGCACGAAGGACATGGCAATGGGTCGCTTCTACTCGATTGCCATCTCCAGCAAAGAAGAGCGGGAAATCGAGGCCATTCAGGAGGGCATCAAGAAGGCGCTGCGCGGCGGCAAGCATATGAAGCAGACCGATGTGGTCAACGAGGTCCGCTCCGACCTTGCCAGCCTGCCAGGAGGAACCGCACCGGGCATCCATAAGGTGCGCGGGGTGCTCAAGAAGATGGTAGAGGCAAAAACCGTGTTCTGCGAGGGCAGCGGCGTGCATCTAACCTACCGGCTCATCTAGTCGAAAGTTCGTTACAACATGCCTGTAATGGCCCGTAATGAAGATTTTTCTCTCCAGTGTACGCAGAAAAGTTCATTACAGGGCTTCGCTACGGTTCATAAGGCTTTATTACAGGCTCGTTACACTGGTTCGTTACGGTTCATTACGGCAAATTTGGGGCTTTTGGGGTTCTTTATTACACGTTACCCCCCCCTTTAAGGGGGGTAACTGTAATGAAACCCCGTCACAACACCAGTGAGGGGATCATGGCAATTCCTGAAATCATCGCCCAAGCCAAGCAAGTTGATATTGCGGACCTTGTGGGTCGTTACGTTTCATTACAACGTGTCTCTAGTCACGAATGGGAGGGACCGTGCCCCCAGTGCGGCGGCGATGACCGGCTGCACTGCACGGAAGAGTGGTGGTTCTGCCGCCAGTGCCATCCCAAGCGCGGCGATGCCATCGACTTCCTACGCCATGCCACCGGCTGTTCGTTCCAGGATGCAACCGAGCGCCTGACGAATCAGCAGTGGCCGGAGCGCAAGCCCCATCGCCAGGAGACCAAGGCGCAACGTGTAGACGACCGGCCCGACAGTTGGTTCGACGATGCGGCCCATCGGCTGCACCAGCAGCAACTGGCCTTGCCGGGGAGCTTGGGTGCGGAGTATCTGCGGGGCCGGGGGCTTTTGCCCGCGACGTGGGCGGCCTTCGGCTTGGGGTTTGGGGTTGCGCCGAATCGGGACACGAACACCGAACTGCCGGCGATTGCGATCCCGTGGGTTCGGGGTGGGCAGTTGACTGCGCTTCGTTATCGTTTCTTACGGCCCACCGGCAAGCAGAAAATCACCAGCCTGCCGGGGAGCAAGTTCGGTTCGCTGCTCTTTGGGGGACAGGCGCTGCCCGAGTGGGCAACGTGGCCGGAGGGGGAAGGCGCTGACCTGCACCGGCTCTGCACTCTCATCCTCTGCGAAGGCGAGATCAACGCCATGAGCATCTGGCAGGTGACGCAGGGCCAGCGAGTCCATGTCATGAGCTTGGGCAGCGAGTCCAGCCGCCTAAGCGCCGGTGCGGTGGCGTTCGCGGAACGCTATGGACGGGTCATCATTTGGATGGACAAACCTGACGTTGCCAAAGCCCTGCGCGGCCAGGTGGTCGATGCCCATGCGTGCTACTCGCCGGAGGGCAAGGATGCCAACGACCTCCTGCAAGCGGGCATTTTGGGGGCATTCCTGGTTGAGCAGCGGTGGCTATCCACGCGCACCAGCGACGAACGGCTGCGCTTGCGCTATGACCTGTGGGACGCCGCCTATTTGGGCGATGGGCTAGACAGCAGCACGGCGCGCGCCTATGCCAAGCTCTGCGAGGCGATGTGTCGGGACTTTGACCTGGTGGAAGCCGAGCCGGGCCGGTGGGTGGCACAGCGGCAGATGCAACCCCAAAAACGTGAGGAAGCGTGAGGCCATGAACATCGAACTCAGCGATGCGATGACAGTGCGCATCACCTGGCCTGCGTTTGATCCGGATACGGAAGCCGAGATTGTGCGCCGTCTGAACACGGTGCCGGGGATCCATGGCCTCGGGCGGCGCTACTGGTGCTCTGCGATCCAAGTGGCCCGGCTCATGGAACTCTTCCCCCGTGCCAGCTTCGACTATGCGGCGCTGCGGGCCGCAGACAGCCTAGCACAGCGTTTCTGCGATTCGATGGCCCAGATGGGCGTGCAACTGCAAATCAGCGGTTCTGGGGCGGTGGTGGGCGTTGGCGACGGCGTTAGCCCGTTGCTGCAAGAGGCCATTGCCGAGCGGTCCCCGGCGCTCAAGCCGCTGGTTGCGGCGGGCGGGGGGCAGCCGAAGCTGCGGCGGGACGCGCCGCAACCCATGCACGGCCCCTACACCGCCGAGGATGCGCGGTTCGAGCCGTTGGTCAATGGGATGCACAACGCAGCTAAACGGGCCGCAGAGGATGCGGTCAAGTATTCAGGCAAGCGGCGGCGCTTCAAGAAGGCAAAGAAGGAGGCGGTCAAGTGAATCAGCGAGTCATGACAAGACGGCCTACGGTTGGCGTGCGGCGTGGCTTGCGCCTCATCGTCGACCGCGTGATGGAGGACTTTGACAACGGCTTCGAGCACCTGTTTCCCGACATTGACGAACGCAAGATCATGGACCTCATGGAAGCCGCCGACTGGCTTGAGCAGTATGCCGCGGATGAGGTGGAACCATGACCTACGAAGAGTGGTACGCCAAGGGCGAAAATCTATTCGGACCAGACATCATGCGATGGCGGTTTGTATGCCCGTCATGCGGGCACGTTGCCAGTGTGCAGGAATGGAAGAACGCAGGTGCGCCGGAAGGCGCGGTGGCTTTTGGCTGTATTGGCCGTTATCTCCCTGAGCGCAGTGAGGCTTTCGGCGGCGATGGCGGGCCGTGTAATTACACGGGCGGTGGGTTGATCCGACTCAATCCGGTTGATGTAGACGGGCGGCAGACATTTGCATTTGCTGAGGTGGAACCATGACCCGCCTCATCCTACCCCCGCCAATCTCCGCCAACCGCTACTGGCGCAAGTTCCGCAACCGCATGGTCGTCTCGGCAGAGGCCAAAGCGTAC